TATATTTCTCATGTAATTCCGCGAAAATTTCTTCATAACTGTCTAAATCTTCACTAACTTGTTCTCCCCACCCATCTAAATTCAAATCAAAAGGATTCAAGAAAGCATTTCCATATTCCAATGTATTCACTACAGTAGTAAACCACCAACCTTGCAATTTAACTGAATCTTTTTTTCGCTTATCTTCTAAAGCTCCTTCGTATTCATCTTCTACTTCTTCATAAGACGAATCCATTGTAAAACGACTGCCATTTTTAATATGTCCTTTATCATACCAATCTTCTAATTTCTTGATCATCATTCTCTTCTTTCTTCTTTTCTCTCTTTCCGTCATATTTGCAGAAGAAGAAGATCCCATAGAAGGTTTTGGAATTTCAGCACCCATTTTAGTAAATCCATCCCATGTTTTAGATGTATTATTCACGGATTCAGCAGTAGCTTGGCCAATATTCGAATCAGTAGGATCGAGAGAAACCGATTTTGTCGCAGAATCTTTTCCAAATCCGAAAAGATTTCCAAAAGAACTACCTAACCCTCCAATTTTCTTACTGTCTGCAGTAGACACTTCCGGAATATTCACTGGTTTTACACCAGATAAATCATTCAATTCTTTTTCTAAATTATCTAATTCATCTAAATCAATCTTCATACTCCCGTTAGATGAAGATTTTTTTTTTTCGTTCATTAATAATTCTATTCCTCCGCCAAAATTGACAGAACCAGTTGAAGATGGTGGTGGAGGAATAGCAGCAGTTTTGTTAAAATCTAAATCATCTAATCCAATATCAATTACTTCCATTTTCGTTATTATGTTTAGAATACATTATTTATATTTATATTTACCGCATTTTAAATAAATATAAATTAATTATAATTGAATCGAAATTCCTATTTTTTTACGTATAAACCATATTCCTTGTAAAAAAGCATCTGCTAAATCGTCTTGTTTTTTAGGATAAGTATTAAAAAACGAATTCCATTCATTGAAACTGAATCCAGACTTTTCAGATTCTAGCCATTCTTTTGTAAATCGTATACCATCTTTTTTATGTTGTTTATAATCTGGATTTTGTATTGTTTCTGTTTTTTCATCGACTACTTCCCCCGTTTTTTTATCCTTTTCTCCTAAATATTCTCTCAATTTATTCGAAGAAGAAACAAATTGTATATTCGGAATATTTTTTATAATGAATATTTGTGCAACCATTCCTTGAATAGTTCTCATTTTATTAGCAATAGGAGATATTTGGTTTTCGATAATCACATAGTCTATATCTTCTAAATTCAATTTAGAGAGATGTTTACACATATTTCTACCGATTTGAATAAAGTCTAAAGATTCTTTCTTTTTCTGTTTTTTGTTTGTAACGTCTAACGATTGTAAAACATGTATTTTTTTCCATTTAACTATTCTCTCTATCAATTCAATTTTTTTCTCTTTTTTTATTTCTTCTAGATTCAAAATATTTTTTTCTTGTAAGAAAGTTCGCAAATTATCTATCGATAATTTTTTCAAAGAAGATAATTCGAATTCTTTAGTAGGAAATTGAAAAGAAGAATTTTTCGCATGTGTTTCGCAAAAAAAGAGAGAATCGATGGAATATTTAGATGTTTTAGAACATATTTTTTTCGATTTTAAAATACAATTACATTTTTCATTCATTTGGTTTTCTTTTTTATTTTCATCTACAGAAAGATCAATGACATTCCAATCTAGAATAGAAATCATCGATAAATCAAAAATACAATATGCTAAATTCTTAATTCCTATATCAAAACTAATAAGTTTAGGCATTTAATCTGATTTAATCTAATCTAATCTAATTCTTAATAATCCATTATTTTTTCTATATAAATTCTGGTTCAATACTTATTTATTTAATTGGAAAAAAAGTTAAATAAATTAATGTAAAAAATATATTTATAATTATGTTTCTTTCTCCTAAACAAGTAAAAAAAATAGAAGTAGATTTATATGATTTTCATCCGAATTTTTCGCACGATTCAACAGATATTCATATTACCACTGAATATATCGATAATAGACATTTTTTCGTCATTATTACTAGATTAGATCAAAATAATGGATGGAATGAAACATTGAAAATTCTTATTAATTATAAAGAAAAAGAAATAACTAATATTATTCATGTATTACCATCTCCTGACATAAATGAACAAAAAATTAAAATAGAAACGGATTTCGATATTTTTCCATCTACGAAAGATATTGAAATACCTGAATCTTATCATTTGTTTCATAAAGATTCTATACCAATTGATAAAATGTCGAAAGCAGAATTTGAAAAAACATTTCAAGTGGAAATATACACTAAACTTCCGAATAATCTATATGCGGTCGGATTTATGAATCATCGTATTTATATATACAATGAAGTATTTGGATCTTATTACGAAATAATACATACAATTCAATTAATTGCCCGTATATTCTTCACGTATTATAGTTTAGATAAAAAATATAGTTTTATTATCTGTTCAGATGATGGATATTTAGAAGACAATTATCTTTCTCTCGAAAGAAACGTTCCTAAACTAATAACGGAATATGAAGGAGGAAAACGTATTACTTTAGATTCTAAAGAAGAATATCCGGTTTACTATAATAAAAAATGGATATTTGGAATGTCAAATCATATCAATATGCCATATACAATTGATATAATGGATCGGCATTATTTATACTGTAATTTATATCACTCTTTTCGTTCTTTTCATCTTGGAATACCATTTCAAACAAAAATAAATAAAATAATATTTGCTTGTCGTGCTTCAAGAAGTAGTAAATATAATTTTATAAAGGAAAGAAAAGAGGATTTAACCCAACGTCATTATTTTTACAGCGAATATGTATGTAAAGATAATATTGTAGGGGAACTAGATAAATGGATAGATAATAAAGAAATGGTGAATTATAAATATATTTTAGACGTAGATGGTAATGCATGCACATGGGATGCTACTGCATGGAAATTAAATTCTGGATCGGTGATTTTCAAAGTAAAAAGTCCTTGGCGACAATGGTTTTATAACGAATATTTACCATGGGTTCATTATATTCCTATTTTAGATGATTTCTCTGATTTACAAGAAAAATACCAATGGTGTGAAAATCATCCATTGGAATGTGAGAGAATAATTATTCGATGTAAAGATCTTTTTCAAAAAACGTATCGATTTTCAAACGTGATTGACTATGTAAAATCAGTAATAGAAAAAACCAAAGATAATATAACCGATTCATTCATTTAATTTAATTTAATTTACATTATTATTGTTACTATTTATTCTAACTCCATATTTCTCCATTAATTCAGATTGAGTGAATTCTGGTGCAAATTTTCTAGATTCTAATCGTTCTCTCGATAAATATAAGTCTTTTAAATCTGATTCAGATTCGGTAGGGGAAACTTCATATAGAGAATTATATAATTTAGGACCATTTGTATTATTAAAAACAGGTGGATTCACATCTCTCATATAATATCCAGTATCATTACAAGCTTCGACCTGATTTTTTTGGATAATATCATTTGCGTGTTCTTGAATAAAACGGCGATATTGCCAATTAGATTGAATATTATTCATTTTAATCAGTCCGTTATTAATATAAGATTCAGTTTGCCATGTAGAAATAATAGATCTTCCATCACTCATCATTGGTGGAAATTCCTGAAACCTATTATTTGTTTTATATCCAAGAGAAGAAGCAGGTAAAGTCTCTCGAATATCAGGATATGCACAGTTTAGTTGTTCACCTTTTATAAATGAAAACATATCAAGTTTCTTTTTTTATATTAATGCAATATAAAAAAATGTCTAAATTTAAATAGAATCATCTAATAATTTCAATAATTCTGCTCGTTTCATTTTATTTGGATTAGTAGATAATCCTTTAGAAATAACCAATGTTTTTAATTCTTGTAAATTCATTTTCTGGTAAGAAATAGAATTAGAAGAAGTATTTGTATTGGTATTTGTGAATTCAAAGTTGTTTATTTCTATTTCAGAATCTAATTTTAATACTTGTATAGAAGGGTTTTCGGTTTCTTCTAAATTATTTGTTTCTATTTCTTTTAATGGTGATTCCAATTCAATAATTTCCATGTCATTATATGTATTTCCCATATCGTTATGGTGATAGTCTTGATCTTGATCTTGATCTTGATCTTGATCTTGATCTTGATCTTGATCTTCATCTTCATCGTCATCGTCATCGTCATCTTCATCTTCATCTTCGTCTTCTTCTATTAATTTATCCATAACAATAATTTTTTTGTATGTATTTGGAGCAGACGATTCAGTTGAAAAAACCACATTTTGTTTTTGCTGAATTATAGGTGGCGAATATACTACAGTTTTAATGATACTAAATTCTTTTACTAAATTATTATACATTTCAGTCAATAAAAATCCTTTCTTCTCTAAACTTTCAATTCGTTGTTTAAAATGAAACACAATTAAAAAAATAAGAATAACAATTATGCCTAAACTTAAGTAGAAAATACTCTCTATAACTGGAAAAAAAGACATTTTATAATATTCCTACATAAGAAAATATAATCTTTAACGCAAATGTGTGTTTTTCGTATGGTTTTTTCTCTCGATTATATAAATAAATGAATCGAATTGAAGAACCTTATTATCGTAATCCTGGATTAGAACCTAAATCGAATGCAAATATGTCATCATCATCTACCTCTACCTCTTCATCTGAATCCGATTTATTTAATGTAAATATGGATTCAAAGACTGTTATTATTATGTTACTTATTTTCTTTATTATTATCACATTCTTTGGAATAAGTATATTTTCTAATTTAGGCAGTTTTATTCAACAAATTTTTGATGTTTTTAATCCAATTGCAATTCAATTTTTAAATGCATTGGGATACAGTGCGGGAACAGCATTAGATAAAGTATCAGATGTATCTGCAGATATAGCAAAAGGAGGAATTGATCTTGCAGATGGCGCTTTAAATAATGTAGGTGGCCTATTAAAAGGTTCTGGAAATACTATTTCTTCTTCTCCTCCAACACCTTCACCTCCACCTCCTCAAATACCAATAGAACCTCCTGCTGAACCTACACCAGATAGTAGTGAAAATGTCATTCAAAAACCAATTAGTTCTGATAAATGGAATTGGTGTTTAGTAGGGGAATATCAGAATAAAAGAGGATGTATTGAAATCACCGAATCCGATAAATGTTTATCTGGTCAAATATTTCCTTCTCAGAAAATGTGTTTAAATCCAACATGGACTCCTTAAATTATTGTGCATCAACTGTAAATGTTCCTAAATTTTGAATAATAGGAATGGTGGAAGAAAAAGATAATTTACAATTATATGGCAAATGTTGTATTAAATAATCATTCGTAACATTTAAAATAAGGGAAGTAGTGATATTATTTACAGAACTTGGTGGATCACTATAGGAAGATGGATTTTCAATATGAGTTATTATTTTAAAATCATATATATATCCTGGGCTTGCAAATAAAGAAATATTAGATACACTTAAATAACCAATGAAAAAAGTTCCTGCGAAATTAGACCCATCTATAGGGACATTACTACTAATATCAATTGTATAATCATTAGTTGGTATAAATGTATAAGTAAAATTACTAAGTGAAGTTACCTCTTGATTATTAAAATATACTTTTAATTCGAAAGACGGATTTTTAATAGAATCAAAGGACGTATTTACATTTGTTCCAATAATATCTCCATAAGTCTGAAATGCTAATGGAATATTTATGATATTTAATGTATAAGAAGGATTAGTAGTTGCGTCTGTAAATTCAACAGATGTAATAAAAGAACCAGAATTATCGGTATTTACATTTACGTAATTTGAATATTGAATTATATTAGTATTTAATGGAATATCCTTAACTCCGTAAGAACGAGTCAATACTGGATTTATATAGTTATACAATTCCACAGTTGGATCAGAATATAATACATTAATACCATTAATATAATCATTTGGAACACCTGACGCAGAAGAAGGAGTAGTGATAGGAAGATCTGTATTATTACATAATATCGGTTCTGGAGGTAAATTTGGTGAGGCATAATTTCGAATATATTTATTCGAAATTGGTGGTGCATTTCCATTAATCACTTGTGTATATAATTGTTTTTTTGTTAAATTATTCTGTTTTGTATTTGTGTGATCATGTTTTAAAACCTCTGCTTTTCTACGCATATCTAGTTGAAATTTAGTTACATTATTATTGATATAAGGAGAAACTATTTCAATACGTGGGGGGGGTATATTGAAAAGTTGTTGTCTTTTACGTTGTTGACATAACGTTATTATATTAGTTAAATTATCTGACATATATAATATTCCAAATAAAATATTATCTGTAATATAATATTTTTACTAACTAACGATTATAATAATCAGAATACCACGAAGTAGAAATATAACTATAATTACCCGTAGCAGCTCCAGCATTTTCAGATTCTGAACTTTGTTTCAAATTAGGTCCAAACATCACCATATTATTGATTTCAAATACATTTAATGCTCTACTAAAATATTGTAAATTAGATAATTTACCAGGAAATCCACCATTTGGCGCAATAAAAATATCATAAAAATTTTGTTTAGGAGCATTTTTCATTTGCAATCTCTGAGTAATTATTCCATTTACATAGGTATCTAATACTGTATTTTCTAAACGGTAGGCAATATGCACCCATTTTTTTAGAGGCAGGTTTTCTAATGTTACCTGATTTGGTTTATTCAAAACATCATCCATAATAATATCCATACTTACAAATCCATTTGGTGATTGCTTTAAATACATACCAGGTCCATTCACTTTACTCATTTTAGTAGTTTCATCATAAACTCCCGGAGTTCCCTTCACAAATATAGTTTTACGAGAAAGATCGGATTTACTAGAAGAATCATTACTTCCAAATTGTATATATAACCATACACACCAAGTTAATTCTATACCAGTTTTTGCATTTACGGAACGAATAACTGTAATAGATTTCGGATCAGATGGATTTTGTGATATAGTAACTAATGAATTTCCATCTATCATTCCTTTAATTAAATATGGATTACTAGATGGTTGTAAAAAATATCCAATTAAATTAATACCTAGTTTGAATAGCGCTAGAAAAATAATGAAAATTAGAATTATAAATGCGAATTTTGCAAACAAGCCATTACTTTCTAAAAAATCATTACTTGCATTTAAAACATTTTTCTGCGAAAATGCGCCTAAAGTATTTTGAACACCAGATGTAACATTTCCTAAACTATTCGAAACAGTTTGAGTTGTCGAACTAAATGTATCTTTAATACCTTTTGAATCTGGTATATAAGATTTTACTTTATCTATTATTGGTTCACTCATGCTTTTAATTATATTATAATATATATTTTTATAACTTTATGAGGATAAAAATATAATAATAAAATTAAGAACAAAATTATATTAAAAAAACGTAACTGTTGATTTTTTTTCATTATTCTTAGATAATTGCATCTGTAAAGAGTAGTTAAATGTGCTTTTAGCAGTTCCACTACCATTCAGATATAAATTCCATGCAGTCTGTGGATCAATTGAATTTGGAACTCTTTGAAATCCTGCTATATATATATCTCCAGTTCCAAACCGAATAGCAGCAGGTGTAGTTGTATTTAAAATAGGCATTGTTGGATTTTTTCCTAAATTTGCGGATTTAATTAATTTTCCATCTAAATATAAATCCATATAGTTCTGATTAATACTAATTATTATATGTTCCCATCTTTGTAATGGAAAATTAGGAGTTATATCATATTGTCTTAAACCCATACCTGGACTGTCCATCAATATACTTGTATTTAATAAAGTAGAGGATGTTATATCTAAAGATAAATAAGCGTTATTAGCAGAGTCTACTAAATAAAAAATATTATTAGGGGACGATTTTGGATCACGAGTGAAACTTGTTTTGGTAAGAGTTTCTGGCATAGTGACATCTGTTCCAGAATTTAAATTATTAACGTAAACCCATACAGAATAATAGAAATTCGTTGAATTTGGAGTTGTTAAAGTGCTAGTCAATACAGGAGGAGGCTTATCTTTTAAATATGTCTGAGCAGAAGCGATAGATGTAGCAGGTAATAGACTAAGATATAATATGTATAATATAATCACCAAAATAATTCCTAAAATAATAAATGTATAATTCATAATATATTATATATATTGTTATTGTAGATTATTTACGGGAGGATTTAACATAAATAACATATTATATATTCTAGATATTTGTGTATCATTTAAAGGATATTTATAATATTCTATATTACATATAGCGCCTTTTACATCATCTGAACCAATTGTGATTTTATCATCTAAATTTTTAGTTGGTAATCGAGAAGATAAATTCATATTTCTTGCTAAAGATCCATTTATAAATAAATCTACGTCATTATCATAATAGGTAAATACAATATGATGCCATTTCTGGGATGGCATTTTTACAATATATTCAGGTAAAGGAACATATTCTAGATTTACATCATCTGAATATCCAGTATTATTAGTAAACATAAATCTCCAATCATCATTTCCTAAATATGTTATAGATGGTTTGCCATAAAAATCACTTTTATTACCATACTTGAAAATTGTAGTTTCTTGTTCTTTTGTTCCCAAAATAGTAGTGTTAATAAATATCCACATAGATAATGAAAAATTAGGATTATAAATTTGCAATTGTTTACCTTTTTCATCTTTTTGTGATACTGGTGCGTCTATTAAAAATATATCACTATTCGCAATATCTGTTTTTGGAGTTAAAAAAATGGGTTTATTTATTATAGAAAATCCAGTAGGTATGAATACAGAATTTATAATAATTGGAATGTATATGTATAACAATACTAATAATATTTCTATTATAAAGAAAACAAATACAATAGAAGGCGTATTTTTAACTTCCATAAATAAATATTGAAAATAATCGGTAATTAAACAAGGTATATAGAATACAAAATTCGCAAAAAACCCACTCCAACCAGATTGTTTTTTAATTGTATTTTTAAATATATTATAATAAATAATTAATCCAACGATAGCAATTAAAAACGAAGAAAAAATAGAGAAATATGACAAGATTTTGGATGTTGTATTATCCTTAGGAGTAGATATGATAAAATATAAAAAAAATCCTATAAATAAAAGGACAACTACTCCTATTGCCCCAATCATAAATTCAGATTCAATCGTAACTTCATCTAATTTTAAATACAGATATCCAATACATATAATTGGAATCATAACGAAAATAATAATTGTAAATGGTTTGGACATTAATGATTCTGGAGATGTTCCTGCAATTATAAAAAGCACAATAATGTAAATACTAAATAATACAATTGTAATAATCTTAGAGAAACTTATTAATTTTTTCCAAACCGTTTCTTTACTAATATTTCGAAAGACATCTAAGGAATTTATAACCGATTCCATCTAAACTTTTCTTTATTATATTATACAGATCTATTTATAAAGATGTGATATACTTACAAATTTTCGATGGTAGTTTTTTTTCCATGACATTCTCTACATAATGCTACTAAATTATCGATGTGATTACTTCCTCCATATTCTAAACGGATTTTATGATCAACTTCAAACCATGCGGATAATTGTTCTCCACAATCTCCGCATTTCCAATTTTGTTTAGATGCTACAAATTTCTTTTTTGTTTCACTTACAGATCTTTTCGTTTTAACAACGGGTCGCGATTGTTCTGGAACATAACCACCACCGGATTCTAAAATTCGTTTTTCAGCATAACTTGGACCAGGATTAAATAAATTCAAAATAGGATTTGATGTTGCTGCTCCAGCAATAGCACCTCCTGCAACTGCTTCACCATAAGATTGTTTTGCAGTAAAATCTAGAATTGGTGAAATAAAACTACTTGTAGTATGATCAATCGGTAAATATTTTAGATATTCGTGAGATGTTCGTATCATATCATTTGCTCTTTTTGGATTTTTTTTTAATAGCCAATATAATACAAATGCACCTAAAACAATACCAGCCATCTGGTAATATTTTTTCCAAGATAAGAGTAATTTATAGTATTTACCATCTGTATATACATTTGCTACTAAAAATGCAGTTATTAGAAATAGAATAATTTCGATACGCATTTATTATATTATTAGGTTATATTAGTGATTGCGATAAAACTAACACAAAAGAAAATAAATCCGAGAACTATATATTTTTTTTGTATTCCGAATTTGCGAGAAAGAATAATTTCTTTTGGTAAATATTCTTTATAATATTGATCCATGTGATATAATAGAGTGTATTCTTCTTTTCCCATTATTCTATTCATTCGATTTTCAATAAAATGAATCCAGAAGAAAAAAGAATCTCGATTTGCTAAATAAGGAGTTATTGGAACAGAATCTAATATATTACTAAATTGTTTTCTCCATTCAGTATGTGGTATAAATAAAGGTAAATTTTGAATAAAATCGTAATATTTACGTTTTATTATTTGATTTGGAGTATCTGGATAAGTATGTGCGATTGTTCTTAAAAAAAACCACATATTTGGCATCCATATATCTGGATCAAGTCCGTTATTCAAATCCTTCATTATAAAACTATATAGAACGAAAAGAAGAATAAATAGTAATATTAAAAAATAAAAAAATAATGTCACTTAATAAAAGAAAATGGAGTATGAATGAAAATAATTATAAAAACGATACATCATTATCTACTGAATCCTTTTGTAATAATTGTGGGAAATATGGTCATATTTTAAATCAATGTAAAATGCCAATTACAAGTAATGGTGTTATTGCTTTTCGTATTCATCCTGAAACAAACAAAAGGGAATATTTGATGATTCGTCGGAAAGATACATTAGGTTATATGGATTTTATGCGTGGAAAATTTCCAATTTATCAGAAAAATTACATAATGAATATGTTGATGCAAATGACGGTTGATGAAAAAAATAAGTTACGTGGACGCATAAACGACGGATATATAAAGGAAAAAATTCAAATATTAGTGAATGGAGTTGTTTCGCATTCAGAAAAATACGATTTATCGACTTTATTAGATGAAAGTGATAAATATGAAAAATGGACAGAACCAGAATGGGGGTTTCCTAAAGGTCGTCGTAATTCTCAAGAAAAAGATTACGAATGTGCTTTGCGTGAATTTGCAGAAGAAACGGGGTATTCTATTTCTGTTCTGAAAAATATTCGAAATATTGTTCAATTTGATGAAATATTTATTGGATCAAATTATAAATCCTATCGACATAAATATTATGTGATGTATATGTCTTATTCAGATTCACTTGCTATGAAATCTTTTCAAAAAAGTGAAGTAAGTGGGATGGAGTGGAAAAGTTTGGAAGAATCTATTAAATCTATACGTAGTTACAATTTAGAAAAAAAAAAAATATTGAATAATGTTGACTATTGTTTAGAAAAAACAATATTGTCTCAAGTTGGAGATTTTTCATCTGTTTCTGTTTTCACGTTTGAATGAAATCACTTACATATTTCAAATAATATAAATAAAAACTATTTATATTATATATTTTTTATGAGTGAAGAAGAAAAAAAAGAAAAATCGGTTGAATCTACTAGTGAACCAACTAAAGATAGTATGTCTAACATAGGAGACAGTCTAAATAAAGGAATAGGTGATATGAATGCTAGTCTGAGTAAAGGATTAGGGGATCTGGGAAGTATTAGTGAAAAAATACCAGAAATGCCAGATATGGGAAGTCTTGGTGACAAAATACCAGGTATGCCAGATCTGGGAAGTCTTGGTAAAGGAATACCAGAAATACCAGATCTGGGAAGTCTTGGTAAAGGAATACCAGAAATACCAGGTATAGGAGATCCAACTGCAGCAATCGGCACTGCTTTTCCAGCAGTTGGAGCAGCAATGAGTGCATTGGATACAATATCTAGTATGATTCCTATAGATGTTCCTCCTCCTAATTTGAATTTTATTATTTTAGAACAAAATATAAAAGATCTAGAAGCTGAACAAAAGAAAAAAACAGATATATTTAAAAAAGGTGTTCTTGAAAAAATAAAGAAAAAAAAAGTAGAACATCTAAGTAATTTTTCTTGTAAAAAAAAAGAAAAAGAACAGGAAGAGGAAGAGGAAGATAACGAGAATTCTACAAATGAAACTCCTACACCTGAAACTACAAATCTTAAAACTAGAATAGACCAAAAAATAAAGTGTGATCATATTAATAAAATAATTGTTTCTAAATTTATAGAATTTCTGGATGATAAAGTGCTTAATTCACATTTTCATAGTAAAGACGATAATTCAAATTATACAAAATCCATTCAAATATTTTATAGAAACGGGTTGTCGAAAATAGTGAGTAAAATGATGGACGATATAGAAAAAAATCCCGAAATTTTAGAATTTTTTTTGCGAGAAATAATTGAGTATATTTTAAAATTAGAAGATAAATATTTCATCTCTTTTTTTACCGATAGTATAGGTGATGATAAATTATTATTTGATATTATGACAGATGATAAAATAAAAAAGTTTTTTCAAAAGAATGTAGAAAATTCAGAAATAATGAATCCAATTGTATTAAATACCTATTCTTTTGCAGAATTTAACGATTTAATTAGTAGCATTGATGAGTCTGAAATGTCTAAAGAAAAAAAAAAAGTATGGATAGATAAATACAATGAAATCAAAATTATGAATGAAATCAAGAATGAAGAAATAAATAATACAGAAATTACTTTGTTACAAAAAATGGGACTAGATCAGGTATTCTCTAGTTTAGGATTAAAAAAAAGAAAAACAATCAAAAATAAGGTAGAGTTTATTAACGAGAATACTGATTTTAATAAACAGGGCGGAGGTAAGAAAAGAAAGACCACAAAACATAAATATACATCTAAATAAAAGAAACTTTCTTCTCTATTTTTTCTAATATGTCGGGATTATATACTAAATTACCAGTAGGTTTATAATTTGCAATAGGTGTAAATTGTTTTTGTTCTTTTGTAGATGGATGTGCTCCTCCACCACTACGAGGGTCGTTTAATATTCTAGCATTGATATCTTTAATGTTCATCGATTCAGTTTCAGTTCCTTCTTTTGGATCGGTAATATTTCCTTTTTCATCCATATTCTTCCCTGTTTTCTTTTTAAATTCAGCACGAACATATGAAGGAATCCAATTAGACCAAGAAATGAATAATGTATTTGGATGAATATATTTCACTAAAAATCCATTATCTTCTAATTTTAGAACCAAATAAGCGATACAATCTCCTTTGTCATAAATAGGTTCTCCAAATAAATATTCTGGAACAGAAAACCAAATATGTTTTTCTTGCATTTTATTTTTACTAGTTATCGTAATTCTTCGATGAACTCTATTTAATATTTTATTGAAAATAGATACTTGTTTTAAATCACGTTTTTGTTTTTTATCGTATAATTCGTCTATATTTATTTTACGAGTAGATTCTTCATCATTTACATATATAAAACAAGACATGATATATATTTATTTATAAGATAGATATATATTTTGATAAAAACATAAACGTATATTATTGTATTCTACTATTAAATTTTCAGTATGTCCATACAAGTATCTTCTAAAATAAAAAATATCGTAATATCTGGAGGAGGTGCTGCTGGATTTTCTTTTTATGGTGCTTTAAAAAATACACATGAACGTGGATTATGGAACATCGAAGATATTGAAAAAATGTATTCAACCTCTGCTGGTTCTATTGTTTCTGTTTTTTTATCACTTGGATTTGAATGGAAAATATTAGATGACTATATTATTAAACGTCCTTGGAATTTATTATATAAAATTGAATTGCCAATGGCGATAAAAGCGATTAAGGACCAAGGATTATTTGGAAAAAATGTTATTCAAGAAACATTTAATCCTCTTTTTAATGCAAAAGATATTCCTTTAGACATTAATCTAGAAGATTTTTATCAATTGACTAAAAAAGAATTGCATTTTATTACTACTAATTTTCATACTTTTGAATATGTAGATATCTCTTATAAAACACATCCTAAATGGAAAGTAGTAGATGCAGTTTATGCATCCTGTTGTGTGCCATTATTATTTACTCCATTTTATCAACCAAATGATGATAAAATGGATGTTTATTTAGACGGTGGTATTCGTATGAATTATCCTTTAAAAGTGTGTCTAGATGACGGATGTAATCCATCTGAAATTTTAGGAATTCGAAGAGTTGATCCAGAAAGTATGGATTTAAGACATGAAATATCTCCCTCTTTATCTTTATTTGATGTTATTCATCGACTATGTTATCAATATGCCAAAAAAATAGAAGTTAATTTACCAGAAATACAAATTCGGTATCAATATGATGTTCGTTTTTCTCCTATTGATTTAAATGCTATTTTTCACAGTCTTTCATCCGAAGAAGAACGTATTAAATTAATTAATATGGGAATACAATCATGTATTGTAAATTCTTCTAATTATTGTGAAGATTCAGATACTTTAGAATAATTTATATTTATACCATATTGTTTACGAATTTTGTTAATGCATCACTAGTTACTTTTGCGTCGAAATCAATAACTTTATCATCCTTTACCATTTTAACTGTAGGATATCCCTTAATGTCATATTTATCTACAAATTCTTTTATTTCTGGATCTTTGTTATTCGTGCAATCTACATCGATACATTTTATAGAATATGAATTTTTTAGTTTACCATCCATAGAAGATTTAAAATTATTCCATTCTGGCATTGCCTTAATACAATATGGACACCAGTCTACATGAAAAATATAAATTATTACATTATGTGTTGATTTATCAAAATCATTTGAAATGTTTTTGAATTTCTTATTTTCGTCATATGGTAAATAGAAATAATTGTATGCATATAATGTTGCTAAAATAAATATTATAACAACAAAGATAATCCACATCATCGTTTTTTTAGAATTCACATATTTAACAATAATACTTTTTAAACTGGACATGATTTACTAATTATATTATAAAGATATTATTTTATTTTTGGATTTTTTGAACGTATTCTGAATATCTAATATAATGAATAGATCATCATCTTTGTATATGTTAAAAAGCTCTTTTAATTGAAAACTATATTTAGGATAGTTATTTTATATAAATAATGACTATTTATATAAAATATATATATCACAAAAATATAAAACGGTTGATTTTTAAAAATGACGGAAAAAGAAAAGGAAAAACAATTAGAATTAGGTGATATTATTATAATTGATGTTCCTACAAATCCAGAATGGCATCAACATATATTTTTTGTTTCTTATATAGATACTGAAATAATAGTATTAATTCATACTGAAACATATTTTTCTTACATCTTGAATAGACAAGAATCGAACGAAATAAAAAAAGTAATGATACTAGAAAGAAGTTCAGTTAAAGGGTATGCTAAACAAAATGGATTATATCCTCATGTTTGGATTGATATTTATTTTGGAGGAGAAACACCTAGAAGTATAACTGCTGAAATCACGAATTTAGAAGAAGATATGATTGAATTAACTACTTATCCTGAAAACCAAGTATTATATATTGATTTTGCATATCAAGGTGTTCCTAGATATTTTCCAATTGAAAAAATATGTATTCGAGAAAAACCTTCTTCATTTCGACGAGGAGTCTTTTCTCCAGAAGATGAAGATGAAGCTACAAATGAAGAAGGAGAAAAAGGAGAAGCATCTATGGAATATTTAGAAAATGGATTTATAAGTATTGTTTTACCTAAAAATTTTATGCCAGATGAAAATTATCATGACAGATTACAAAAATTATATTTACAAGAAGAAGAAGAAGAAGAGTTAGAAGAAATAGTGCAACAATTAGAAATACCACCAGAACAACAGCATTTTGGACTAGAAGCACAAGTAAATGATTTATTAGACGCTTTTCTATCTAATATTCCTGACTATAAACGAAGTCCTTCTGTAATGAATCGAATATACACTCATATTCAAAGATTCAAAGAATTGAGAGAAAAATATTCTATTTTTGATCAAGTATATCATCAAATAATAGGAATAAAACGCGCAGTTGAAAAACCAATGGTAGAAAGAATTATAAATTTGGATATTTCTCTCCCTTGGTTTATTCCGATTGCTTCTCAGAAAAAGAAAATATATTACGATGATGATGAAAAAGATGGTGGAGCATTTTTATCTAAAGAAGATGAATCGAGAGAACCAGAATTAATACAATATAATTTAGAGACAGAAATGGAAGATATGACGAAAGTAGAAAACGATACATTTTATAAAAACAATATTCCTCAAACTGTGGTGAAATATGCCAATATGTATATACAAACTGCGGATTATGAACGTGTATTTGAACCTTATCCTGAATTTGCATTACATACCTCTATGGTAAATACAGATATAGATGTGATAGTTGCGAATGAAAATTCTTTAATCAGTAAAACGATTGGGAATGAACGTATATATAATAAAAAATATGCGTTTCAAAGATATAATAAAGAAACGCTTTATCCTAAAAGTAGAGGAAAAGAAAATGCTTCTTTTGCAACTCTTTTCCCAGGAGATTTACTTTCTTTTCGATCTTTTTTTGTTATGCCAGAATCTTTTATTCCCTTTTCTAAAATAAAATTACCAAATACGTCTATTCTCTCTAAATCCATGTTAAATATGGTATATCCTTATTATTTCGCAATGCTGAATAAAAAAACACAAGTGATGGATAAAGAAATATTAGTAGACGAAGATAATGAAAATAAAATGGAATTTTCAAAAACATTCCAACATTTTTATTTGTCTATGAATGATGAAGTTGTAGAATCTATGGATAGTAAAGATAAATGCAAAGCGTTTATTAATCAAATAATTCCTTCTCTCACCAAAATTGTAGAATCTTATTTAATAAAAAAGAAAGATATTTATTCTTTTATACAAGCAGTAGATGTATTAGAACCATTTTTAATTTATATGGAAGATATTACTTGGAAAGTTGCAAATACCATCAAACAATTACTTTATAAAAATATAGACAGGTATAATACTGAAACAAAAATAAAAGCCGAGTTTTTTAAAGAACTTTTACTGGGAAAATATAAAACAGAAGTTGCCGCACAATGGAATATTTTATTTTCTTCTAAATCGACTTCCGATAAAATAGAAGAATTATATGGTCTTTCTCTCGAAAATTCTTTCACTACTTCAGAATGTTTAGATTATTTAATAAATTACGATCAAGGTCGTTTGTTTTGGAATGATGTTAAAATAAAACAATTAGATCTTTATATTCCAGATTTTTTATTACCAGAATTAGAAGAGCCAGAAGAAGATAATGATAAAACATGCTGGAAACGGGTAATTGCTAAAAAATATAATAATTTCAACGATTTAAAAGAAGATAATAATAAAAAAATAAAATTCGATCAAAATTTAGATAAGACAAATTATTCTCTCGTAGACAGTTATAAAAAAGATAATCCAGATATTTCTGAAAAAGAATTTATTGAATATTGGTCTCAAACATTAACTGCTAAAAATGGATTTACAATGGAACATGCACTTGCAGAATCTCAAATATTATGGGATGGAGAGAAAAAAGTATTAGATGGAGATTATGCTATATTAGAACAAACTCCTAATTTACCAGATGATCTAGATAGTATGTCAGAAACAGAACAAAAAGAGATTATGTTAGAATCTGATGTGAAAAAACGAGTTATGTATTTTATTCGTAAAAGTAATCGATGGGAACACGAGCCAGATCTAGATGAATATTCATTCATCGATAATAATGATTTGTTATGTAATATTGATCCTAAATGTTTAACAAAAGGAGCATCGTGTTTATCTGAAAAAGAAGTAATGAGTAATTTTAAAAATATGGATAGAGATAAAATTAGAAAAGAATTCGAGAGCAGATATGATCTCTCAAAAGACGATATACAAAAAAAATACGAAAAGGAAGAAACGTATTTAAAGGAATTACTTGAACAAGAAAAGAAAATAAGAAAACATATACAAACCTTTATAGATTATAAAGGGTATGAATATGGTAAACGTGCAGTTTTAAGTGAATTCATAGAATCTCCTTTTGTTCAGCTTAGAAATTCTATTTTGCAAAAAGGATTGGATTTTGTTACAAAACAGAATTATATTGTGGGATTTGTAGAGAAGTTTTGTAGAGAACCGATCCTAGAAGAACCAATGAAAGAAAGTGAACATTGGAAATATTGTAAAGAAACAAATACGAAATTAATGCCAACTTCTCTTTATCGTTTAGCAAAAGCATATTTGGAAGATTTACCTTTTACAAATAATATTCCAGTTAAATACAATATGGTTTTAAATCAATTGTGTAATACTATAGGTAAATTAAGTGATGACGGAGATGCATATGTGGATAGATATAGTGGATATATTTTAAGAAAAATAGAAATGAGAGAAGAAGGATTTGAAATTGGATTTGGCGATGAAAATGAAGGCGCGATTTTCCAAGATTACGAAAAACCGATGGAAATGGGAGAGGTAGTTGTGAAACAAGTATTTAAAAACGAGGTGGTTAAAATATATACAAATGAAACAGATCAACGTTTATATAATATTATTACCACCATTTGTAGAAACATTTACGTTTATGGAGAAGAAAACAAAGAAAGAATGATGCAATTATGTATACAATGTTTAAAAATTCCGACTTTATTTCCAAGTGAAGCTACATATAAACTACGAGTTGATAAAACTATGAAAATGAGAGAAAAAGATCCAAAAATAAAAGTTCCAGATAATTATCTTTTGTTTTTAAAGAAACAACATATCTTAATTGCTGCATTATCCGTATTAATTACCATTCAAACTGCAATCCCAGACATCCCAATTGATCGCACCTTTTCAGGATGTGTTAAATCTTTTGATGGATATCCTTTAAAAGATGGTCAAGATGATTTATCTTCTATAACTTATATCGCTTGTGTTTTAAAGAAAATGTATACTTCGAAAGAAGATAGTTCTTTACTTCCAAAAGGAAAAGGGGAATTGGAAAATGTATTAATGAAGCGATTAAAAGAAAATATATTATTAGAAGCGTCGGTAATGAATTTATATGACATAAAACGTATTTATTTACTTGAAAATCCAATAACATTATTAATTCCAAAAGAATTAGAAGTGAATAATAAATGGCCTCATTTTCTTCCACCTATTTTCCCTTTTTCCATTCCAGTGAATATTATTCAAGCAGTTTCTCCTGGAGCAGAAAATGCGTTGAATGTATATCAAGTCAAAGTAAGAACTTGTTCCTTGGCATTAGTTCAATATATTAGAGAATTAGTTTCAAAAAAAAATGTGTTATTTCAAACCAAAACTGGATTTCCATTTCTACAAAATGCATGTTGCGATGAAGTTTTGAAATTTCCACCTAAAAAAGTTCTAGATTATTTTTATGAAGATGCCGCTATTGAAAAAATGGTCAGTATGTTACATAATCTTTCTTCTAAAATTACTGAAATAAAAAAGAAAAGAAAAGCAAATATTATCCAAAGAGAATTTCAACATTCTATTCTTGTCGACCGTGAAAATGAACAACTAAAAAAAGAAAAACGAAATATTATATATTCATATGAACCTTTGTTATTTTACGCAGCCTTAATTCATTATGCTCGACTAGATTCAGATATATATCCTATACCAGTAGAACTAGAAAGATTTTGTAATAAAAAACCGAGCGATATGAGCGAAGAAAAATATACTGTGAATGCTTCTATATTAGAAAAAATGCATTTCCTAGAAAAACATCGTATTACTATGGATGCAACAAAAATGATTGATTTAATGAATATCATTCATCAAAGAAACCGAATTGAAATTATTCCTTCCATAGAAATCTCTTATAAACAAAAAATAGAATCTTCTATCGATTCTTTTCGAGAGATAAATAGAGATATTCCTTCTTTGGATTCTTATATATCTATTTGGTTTTCAGAAGAAAAACCCGATTTTAAAACTAAGAATATTTCTCTCAAAACCGAATTGTTTTCTTTTATAAGAAGAAATGCTTCTAATAAATTAACTATCGATGAATTAAATAACAAATCAAAGGTTCTTTATTATTACAATAAAGATATACCTATAACAAATTTAGCGAGTTATTTGATTTCATTGGTATACAAATTTGGTATAATTTATCCTAGTTTCTTACAAAAAGAATCCAATCGTAAAGGAGTGCCATTCCGATGGGAATTATTACCAGAAGATGTTTATTTTCTCAATACAAATAATCAAAGATATAGAGAATTATTAGAACCATTTGTAAATAATAAATTAATATTACCTATTTTTGAAAATAGTGTAGAAAGGATAAAACCCTTATTGGATTATATGCAATATGCTCTTATATCCATGGAAAACAAAACCATAGAGGAATATTATGAATTAGCTTTATATGTCATTCACGGAATATTTTTAACATTGATTGGATTAATAGAACATCCAGATATTTATAAAACAGTAACTCGAAATATGAGAGAAAATACGGAACTAGAACAAGAAGATACTCGTATTCGAAGTAATTCCAATTCTCAATTACAGGTAGATGAAGCAGAAGATATTTTAGAAGAAGTGGATATTACATCTATTCAAATTGAACAACGCGAAGATATTCAACAATGTTTAGCAGATGTTTTTTTATTGATGTTTGCAACTATACAAACAAAAAAAAAAATAAATGCGAAAGAACCAGTAATGATGTCTTACGAAGATATTATGAAAGAAGTTGATTTTTCAAAAGATCGAGAGAAACAGACGTTGAAAGACAGATTTAAAAAAATGGGAACAGATGAACGAAAAGCAGAAATTATTTTAAAGAAATTACATTTAGGTGATTTTGCGGTGGATATGAAAAAGATCAATCAATATGGAAAAACGGATTTATTAGGTGATAAAGACGAAGAAATAGATGATGACGATTTAGAAATTGCAATAGATATAGCAGAACAAGAAAGAGAAGAATTTATGGAGAGTAGAAATGGAGATTCTAATTTAGAAGATCAAGGTGAATATGAAGAAGATATAGAAGATATGAATGAATATGCGTATGAAAATTATGAAGAAAGTGGATATGATTAGAATATATAGATAGATTTAGAGAGAAAATTATATCTGTGAGAAAAATAAAGTAAAACTTTCTTTTTTATATGATTCCTAAAAAAATATTACGATTGTATAAAGTTCCATGTGCTATTTTTTTATTTTTGGTTTTATTTAGTATTTTTCATGTTTCAAAACCTGGATTTGCTTACCAAGAAAATGGAGCATATCGACCATTTGGTATTGGATATAAACATAAAACCGTAATTCCTATATGGGTTGTTGCAATTATTTTAGCTATTTTTTCGTATTTAATTGTATTAATGGGTATGATGTATTTATAATATAAATTTTCATGTAATATATAGAATGCAAATTCTTCGATATATTATTTTTTTTCTGATTATTATTATTAGTTATAATTTAGGAGTTTCTTCTTATAAAGAAACATTAGAAGATCAAAAAAATCATTCTTCTAGAAATGATAAAGATACAAATACAGTTTATGTTGTTGTATTACTGACGTTTATAGTGATTTTGTGTTTAATTGCAAAACGTTATTTTTAGGTTATAATTTCATTTTTTTAAAGATAGAGCTCAATATAGAATTTCATTAAATGGAAACACCTAAATTAATTGAAGGAGATATTCGAAATTCTCTCTTTTATTCTTTACAAATGTGTCATAATACTAGAGCAAAAATATATATTTACATATGGAATTTAGGAATATTTATTTTATTTATATCTGTTTTTGGATTTACACTTTATTTATGTGCTAGAAACAAGAAGAATAATGTTGAAAAAAAAGAGAAAATGGAAAGTGATCAAAAATATGTATTGAATAAAATACGAGAATTGAGAGAAATAGACTCTTATCGAAATCAATTAAATACTTTAACGAAATTACCGGTTCATCCTAGTGGATATGAATATTGATTTCTAAATATAGTATATATGGTATAATGAGTAAATTATCAAATAAAGATGCAAGTATTTTAAAAATGCAAGCAAATGCACTTTTATATATAACACAATCGAATCAACAAAACGACTTAGAAAAATCGTTAAGAACTATTCGAAATACACATCAAAAAGTGGAAAACATTATTAATAAAATTACAACTAAATATAATAACGAAGATGAATTTGACGATATTGATGCACCAATTGGTTATTTTAGAAAATCACCTTCTAGAAAAAGAACTCCACCACAGAAACCTTCCGAAAGTGGAAAGTGGAAATATTATAAGGGTGGTAAAACCCAAAAACGAAGAAAACTGAATAGTAAATGCAAAAAATAAATAATATATCAAAAACAAAATATTATTTATTTATTTTTATCTCGAATTCCCATATAAAATCCTAATCCTAGTAAAAACATAATAGATAATGAACTAAAAGAATAAATTACAGCCTGTATATATAATATATCTCTCTGCCATTTATCTGCACAATCACAATCATTTGGAATTTGTTTTCCAAAATCATAGACGTTATAGATAAAATTAATTAAAATGGTTAATAATACAACTAGATATATACCAAATATAACAGTCATTGTTTTATAATTCGTTTTTACGAATGTTTTAATATCGAATCCAAACAAATAGAATATCAGATTCATAACAATACCAATTACTTGAATTGCAATTAAAAATAACTCAATGTTTTTGATATTATCAATATTATTTTTCAAAAAAGAAACGCATTTACAATTATCTAAACCTTTTACATAACTATATGCATGATACAGGAAAAATAGAACGAAAGCAGAAAAAATAACACCTGCAATTATTGAAGTTTTTTTTTTCATCAAAAATTTTGTATATATTATGAATATATTTCCTAAATAATTTGTATAGGTTGATTATAAATAGACATGGAAAAACTAGATAGAAGAAAAGAAATAGTTACATCCGAAAATCCAAATAGAGCAACTGAAATATTCTCTCGTATTCTTGAAAAAAAGAAAAATAGTATACAAGAACTAGATATATTAGAATCTTTAGATGGAAATTTGAACTTATCTGTCTTAACTGAAAAAGGATTCATTCGTATCGAAATGTTACGTTTTTCTCCTGGAAATATTACTTCTATCACTAATATTCCACAAAGTATTAAAAAAATAATAATCGCGGATAATTTACTAGAAGAAATTGGGTTACCTGATTCTATTGAATATGTAGATATTGCTCATAATTTATTTAAAGGAGAAATGGATCTAGTTCGAAATGAATTATTAAAAATATTCAAAGTATCCTACAACCAAATAACTTCCATTGAAAATATTTCTGAAAATCTAGAAGAGATATATTGTGATCATAATTTACTCCGTGTTTTAAATTTGAAAAAAACGCCTAAATTGAGAGTATTATATTGCGATTACAATCCTAAATTAATTTTACATGATTTACCAGATACATTAATCGATACTCGTCTACCAGAAAAAAGAATACAAACTGAAAAACAAAATAACACTTCTAAAGAATATTTAGACAGTCTTCGTCGGTATTTTATTACCAAAGAAAAATACGAGAAAGAATTAATGGTTTTAAAACGCCAGTCTAAAAAATCGAAACATCCATTAAAAACATTACCATCTTGTAACGGATGTTCTAGAAAAGTAGGAATGGTATTTTCTGGAAAAGATCAGAAATATATGGCATATTGTGGAGATCAAACAAAGCCATGTGATTGGAAAATAGTAATACATAGAGGAGAACATTATTTATTTTTAGATACAATAACCGAAATGAGAAATAATTTAGAAGAAACAAAACAGAATATGATTCAACAAAAAATGGATACATTATTTCAATATATTACCGAACAAAAATCTGCAGAATTATTTAAAAAACAATTATCTTTTTTTAAGACGAATTCTGAAATGGTAGATAAATATTATCAAGATTATTTAGACATTTATTTTAATTCAACAAAGAAAGAAATCATCACATTAAAAAAAAAGAAGATTCAAGAATTAATTGTGGAATTACAAGAACATTTATTAGAAGAAGATTTGGAAGAAGTGGTTCGTATACAGATTGAAAAAATACAACCTATTGCTAAATATATTCAGACATTAGAATATCCTTTAATGGATTTAGAAAAAGATAAGAAATCGAATAGTTGGATTTTAAATCAAAAAAATTATATGTTAACAGATTTAGAAATAAATCATGGCGAACCTATTTCTGTAAAATCCATTATACATACAAAAAATAAAAAACGAGACGATTCTACTAATTAACAAGTGTTCGTATTTGAAATACCGTCCCAAGTAATACCATACGTATTTGCCCATTTTTGTTTTTTACATATAGAGACACCATTGGAAGTCCATCCGGAATTTCCAAAATTAATGGTAGTTTGACCGTCTAATGGGTTTCCACTTGTATTTTCTATACCGGGTGTATTATTAATAAAATTAGTGCTATCTGAAATTTTCATAGTTCCTACTGGACCAGTTGGAATTAAACAAACATTACCTTGAACAATCCAATTATCTGGACATGGATTACTAACAGGTGGAAAAACAAATTTTGACTTAGATTTTTGCATTAAAATACCTATAACTGTCAAACATACTATTAAAATAACAAATGCTATTAGAACAACAATAGTATAAAAATTCATTATATATCTAATATAGATTAACTTTTTGAAAAATAGAGATAAAAACCTCATTTTTTTTTCTGGTAAAAATGTAACAAAGAATATAATAAATGTCTTCTTATATTCCTTCTGATCAATCTCCTTATGGATGGATTCCTGAAATGATAAATACTTCTAAACATATTTTAGATATGGAAAAATACAATGGTAGGATAAATCTTATGGATTTACCTGATCATGATACGAGATTTAAAATGTATGAAAAAATTGCAGTAAAAAACAAAGCGACTGAATATCGTTCTCCAGTCTCAGGTATTTTAGAAGATAATATGTTAGAAAAAGTATTTTTTTCAAGTGGAAATGTTCAAATTTTGCAAAATGGATTACGTGCAGGAGTATATCATATGTCTAAAGATAGTAAAATTATATTACCCCCTCAAAATATCGATAATTTAAAGATTATTATGCGAAGTATGTATCTACAATATGCTGAACATCGTGAGGATATTAGTGTAACATCACAAGTAGAAACATTAAATAAAACAGTATTAGACTATGTAATTCCTACATTATATAATGAAGCAATGGGATATATGAAATATTTACAAGATCAAAGCACATTAGTAAGACCATTATCTATGCCTAGTATGGTAGATAGAGATTACAAACAATTAGAATTGAAACCTTGGTTTTAAATCTTTTTACATTTCAAACGCCAATTGTATGAAATAATTTATAAACTATCTAATATTTGTTGAACACCAATTTCAACCATACACTCAGGAAACTCTTCGCCATAAGCAAACCGACAGAAGGGACATTTTATTATTCCTTTATTTGTCCTAAAAATGCTTATATAACAATTAACACACCAATCGCTCGCACATTTTGTGCATGTAACTCTTCGTTTTTGTATTTCCTTTGTAGAACAAATAGAACACTCGTCATTTTTTTCATTACTCATTTTTGCATCAATATGCCGTTTAATTTCATCCCAAGTATTAGATTCTAATATGGTCAGTATTGCTTTTTTATTTGTAAATATAATTTGAAGGTCTCCTGTAATTTCGTGTTTTTTAAATTGTATTTTCTCATTCGGTAAATAATCCTTAATCTTATGTATCAATTGGTTACGATTTATTTGACTCATTTTAAAATTATACTATTTGTTAAATAGTATAATTTTGAATCAATTTTTTATATAATCGGCGTTTGAAATGTAAAAAGGTGTAATTATATCCTAAAAAATTGAAAAAATATTATATTTCAGTATTTACAAAATATAATATTCAGAAGTAAAATGACACTAACCCTAGAGAAATATTACGGCAGATGTTTA